CAGTTGGTAGCTCGTCGGGCTAATGGAACATATTCTGCACAAACAGGTAATGATGATATATTTATGACTGTTGTCAACTCTTCTTCATTTTTTGATACATTAGATTTTAGTGAGATAGTTGAAGAATATTACGATCTAATTGATCCTTTACATCAAAAATCTATAGATGAATGTATTGAATCGAAATATAAAGGAGATAATGGAGGAGACGACGACTCTATGTTTGATTATTTCTAGAATAATTTAAGTATGAATTGAGATATATACCTAAAAAAATAGTTAAAACAAATGGCACTTTCACCAAGTTTATTACAATTCAAATCTTCAGGCGTTTATCGTTTGGAATTTGACAAGAGCCAAATCATCAGTATCCCAGCTGAGACTATTCGATTAATCATCGGATTTTCTAAAAAAGGTCCTTTTAACACTCCAGTTTTCGTTCAAGACTCAGTGTTTTTTAAGACAGTATTTGGAGATATTGACACTGCATTAGAAAGAAAAGGATCTTTCTTCCACAGAACCGCTCTTACATGTTTAGAAAGAGGACCAGTTATCGTATTAAATTTATTAAATTTAACTGCAGTCGATACTAGTCAATTCAAATCAATTTCAACTTCAGCATCCGTTGCTAACTCACCTACAGTAACAGCTCCAGTATCTAGTTTTTTCAATAGAGATAAATTCTGGTTTACTGATCCAAACGCATTAGTTGAATATGCAAACCTTAATCAATCTGCTTCCTTTAGAAGATTATTAAATTTTGCAAACGTAGGTAGAAAAACAACTTCTATTATAACAAGAAAATCTGATGCTTTAGGATTTGATATCCTTGCAAAAGATTGGTTTGGAGTTGGAAAAGTTCCTGAATATATCAATGAAAACGATTACATTAGTGATTATATTATTGATGTTATTGTTGTAGAAGGAGATTTTTCTAATTACTCTTCTCTTTCTATCGATCCAATTTTTGGACCTTATTTTGAAGACAAAGGTCTTAAAAAAGTATACATTGATAATTATGGATTCGAAAGAGATGGTTTATCTTCTTTCTTAAATTTACCACAAGTAAATGTATTAGGAGTTTATACTGGATCTTTAATTCCAGAATTCCAAACTAAAAATGGAGAAAACATTTATATTGAAGATTTAGTTAACGTTGAAACTTCTAAAACCGGTATTCTTTTAGGTTTCGATAATGAAAAATTAGATGATGATCCAGAAGAAATTTCTGCAGATCAAATAGATTTAGTTGGACATACTATTGAATCTGAAACACCTACAACTTTAGATTTCCTTTCTTATTATGGTAATATTATTAACTCTTTTAATTACGATAGATTAAAAGGTTCAACTACTATGAAAGTTGCTGGTATTGCCGGACAATCTGGAGATCCTAAAGCTTTATTAAGTGCTTCTACTTCATTAGTTGATGCAACTGGATACGTAGTAGGATCTTATGATACGGTTACAATTTATGGTCCATCTGCTACTTTACCTGCTGGATTCGTATCAGCATTTTCTAATGCATCTGATTTCCAAACATTTAGAAACTCGATAATTGAAGGATTTACTTTCTTAAAAGTTACTTCAGTTGGAATTGCGGCTAATGCTACCTTTGCTAAAATTTTTGCACCAGTTTATAATTCGGTTGCTGATACTTTAACACTTAAAATTTCATTATCTTCTGATTCAGGAGTTGTTGGTCCTAACGGTACTGCAAGTTTCTATAAAATAGACGTACCTACTACTTTAGAAGCTGGTGGAACATCTAATATAGAAATTATTACACTTGATAAAGTTTTCCAATATAACAATGATTTATATGCTTTTTCTCAATCTGATTTATATCAAGCTTATTTAAGTGGAGTTATAACAGATGGTGATAGAGTTGGTGCTTCTGTAGCTGGTGGAGTTGTTACTTACAAATATGCTTCTTTTGATACTTTATCTAATTATGATTTTTCAGGAACTGCATTTGATAACGTTTTTGGAGCTAATACACCTAAATTATCAACTATTGTAAATTATGTAAAAGTTGATGCTTTTGACGATGTAGATTTTAATGATGCTGCTAATATAACAGATCAGACAACTTTCTATTTTAATACATTGACTGATAATATTAACGAATCATTAGAGATTGATCCTTCATTTACTTATCCTGTACCTACATCTTATGTATGGTTAGATAATACGGCTTCTGGACCTTATGGATTAGATGGTTATTTAGGTAAAATCCGAGTTGGACAATATTTAGTTATGAATCATGGAGGTACTGGAGCTGCAACTAAATTAAGCCCTTTAACTGGTAAAACTCGTTTAACTAAAGTTATTGCTGTTTCAGAAATAACTGATATTTCTTCTCCTAATTACAAGAAAATTAAAGTTACTACTAACGATCCAATTTATATCAAAAATACTGGAGGTAATTTAGAAATTGAAAGATATAAATCAATTGAAAACTCCGTAACTCACTATAATATTCATAAATTGAGTGGTTATTCATTAAGAGCTGAACAGATGCCTAATGGAGAATTATCTCGTCAAAATGAAATATTAGACGTAATGTACGATACTAATATTGCTACAGCTCTTGAAGATAGAGAAGTTATTACTTTCCGTTATATCGTAGATTCATTTGAAGGAGGTATTGAACCTGCTTCTAAAATCCGTTTAACAAAACTTGCTAAGGCTCAACAATCTTCTTTAGCAATTTGTAATATGCCATCAGTTAAACAATTCAGAAAATCTGTTAATCCTATATTTAAACCAGAATCTACAGATTCTTTTGAAGCTAGATATATTGCAACTGGAGGTAACTTAGCTAAAAACCCTTCAAATTTATTCTCACTTCCAGGAATCGCTGATGGTGCTAACTACTCTGCATTCTACGGACCTAATTTGAATATTAGAGAAAATGGTACAAACGTTTCTGTTCCACCAGCTGCTCACATTTCAAATTTATTTATTGACAAATATAATTTAGCTCTTCCTTATTCAATCGTTGCTGGTCCTCGTAGAGGTGTAGTAACTGGACAAGGTTTAGTTGGTGTTGAATATGCATTTGATAGAACTGATTTAGATTCAATCGAACCTTTCGGATACAATGCTATCTTAAATAAAAGAGGATTTGGACTAGTGATTAACGCTAACCAAACTGCTCAACAAACTGTTAAATCTGCACTTTCTCAAGTACACGTTAGAGAGTTATTAATTTACATTCAAGATGGTATTGAGGCTATCCTTAAAAATTACCGTTGGGAATTCAATACTGCTCAAAATCGTTTAGAGATTAAAACTTTGGCAGATAATTTCTTAACACAAATTCTTTCAGATGGTGGAGTTTATGATTATCAAAATATCATGGATACATCTAATAACACTCCTGAAATAATTGATTCAAATATTGGTATCCTTGATACTTATATTGAACCAGTAAGAGGAATGGGTATCTTAGTTCATAGAACTACAATCCTTAAAACTGGTACTATCGCTACTGGAAACTTTATTTAATATTTTTAAATTCCTAGGAGAGGAAACTCTTCTAGGAAATTTTTTAAACATTTTTAAAAGAGTTCTTAGATAAATAAATAAAGAAACTTAAAATTAATTTATAAAAATGGCTGGTTTATCGCACTTTTTAAATAGTAAAGCTGCTACAAAATGGTACGAACCTATGTACCAAAACTTGTTTGAAGTTAATATCATTCCACCAAAAACTATATCTGGTGGTGATATATTAATTGAACATGTTAATAAAATTGGAGGACTTACTCAGGATAAAGGTACAGAGGTAGTTGAGCAATCATATAAATGGGCTAAACGTTCATACGCATCTGGTATTCCTACTGCGACTACAGTTGATTTGACTGTGGATTTTTCTCTTAACTTAAATGACGCAAACGAACTTTATGTATATAAAACACTAAGAGATTGGTGGAGACTTGTATGGAATCCATTAACTGGTGAACAAAGTCTTAAAAAAGATTATGTAGGTACTATAATTGTTACTAATTTCAATAGAAAAGGTGATATTTTCTGGCAAAGAACTTTCCATGATTGTGTGCCTAAAGGAGATCTTCCTGAATTTGCACTTGATTATAGTGGAGGTGAAAAAATTGAAATGGCCGGAATTGGATGGCGTGCCGATTGGTGGACCGAAAACATCGTTTAATTTGTAG